ATAACCCGAACCACCGCTGACTACTGCAAAAGACAATGTGCCTGTGGCAAAGGTAGTAATACCCGCAATCGCTGACGCACCAGAGCCACCGCCACCCGAAAACGTCACCACAACGTTTGCACCATTGGTATAGCCTGTTCCACCCGTCAATAACGTGATGGTACTGACATTTCCGTTCAAAATAGTTGCAACTGCGTTGGCTTGGGTGCCTCCCACTTGATCTGGTGCAGAAATAGTGACTGTGGGTGCCGAAGTATAAGCATTGCCCGCAGAAGTTAAAGCAATTGTGCCAATCGAGCCAATTGAAACGGTATTATTTCCATCCCAACTAAACAAACCTTTGCTCGGGTCAAGAATCAACATCCGATCATTGTTGTATTGTGAGTAATTGATTCCAGAGTTGGAAAATGTACCCGCAACCGACACATTGCCTGTTGCTAAAGTCTGAACATTGTAAAATTGTGCGCCACCATTGTTTTCAAAACCAACAATGTAATCGTTTTGCCCTAAATTGACAGAAGCAAAGGTAGTAACCGTACTACTGAAAGTAACAATGTTGCCTGTTGCGTTGATGGCATTAGATACAGTCGGAATGATTTTTAAGTTGGCATAACCTACAGGCTGAACATTTTCTAGCCAACTAAACTCGTCATCTCCAATTGATGTACGGTTGGCTTTAGTGTTAAGACTCTTAAATTCCTTAACCACCTTGTAAGATTTTTTCTGTTCTGCGCTTGCCATTTAAAATCCTGTGCCATAAACCGATGGTATCCGCCTGGTGAAAACTGAATTTAAAATTGATCTGACTTGCGTTGTATATTCTTGTTTATAAATTTCCGCTTCACCAAAAGATTGTTCATAATACTTGGCTAAGTAAGCAGCATAAAATTTTACCGCCCCCGAATAAGGATCATTAATAACATCGGTTATTGTTGCCGTAGATAAACTCATGGCATTAGGTAACACCACGCAATCTATTTCAATTTGATAGCTTTGATCTGGTATTGGACCTATGTAAATTCTGTTTTCACTGTAAATACTAAAGACTAAAGGTCTGCCAATGTAGTTTTGCCAGAAACGCATCTTGGCATTAAATTCAGACCACTGTGCATAGTCGAGAGGCACCCGTGTATTACCCCAATACAGATTAATATTAAGAACATCAAGCACGGTATTATTAGACGAAATAGACAACGGCATGGTTGCCAAAATAGATGAAATATTCTCGTAAGTAATAATTTCACAGTTGCCTACATACAACAGTGTGGCAGTACCATCCGCAAACGCAGTAGTCGGCGGATAATTACTATAATTATTAGCGCCCGATGCGGGATAAGGTGGCGCAGTCGATCCACTGGTTCCGCTTGTTTTATATTGATAAATAAAAATATTGCTAAAGACATATTGTCCAGCAGTGACCGCCGTATTGGCAACCCAAGCCGTAGGGGTGCCACCTTGAATTGTAGGGACTTGTGTTACTGCAATTTGTCGTAAACACCCTGTGTCACGAACCACACGCTCCCTAGCCGAATTAATATAGTCAGTTAACTGTTGTTGAGTATAGAAATTAAGGTTGGCATCGTGCAACAATCGTTGAACATCGGTGAGATAGCTCTGTAAGGTTGCCATGTTTTATTCATAGTTTAAACTGCTTTAAGGATTTTTCCCCTCGCTTGATGTGAGTCAGGCAAGGGTACTCTCTCCACCAACGGGGATAACGATTGGTTCTTTTTTGGTCGTTCAAGTTGAATATCAACAAGCGCTAAGGATTTAAAACCCTCTTTGTAATCAGCGCCACTTTTTACCCAACCTAAACGAGTCAAATATGGTTTTTTGTCTTCTTGGTCATAACCAAAAACATGAATAGCAATTTCAATAGGAACTTCAACAGTTTCATTTTTTGGAAAATCATAAAATTTACCATCGTATCCATCGCAAACCTCATAGTCCGTGTTATTCGTTACAAATACAGTTGACATCTTATCCCCTTCAAAAATTAAAAACTTACTACGTCACCATACACGCAAATGTCAACGGTATTAGCGTTTCCAGATGGGGTGTTAATGTTTACATATAATGCTTGCGTAACCACACCCGATACCACGTTTGTTGTGTAAGGCGCAGACGGTGTAATGTCTTGCCATGTACCAACACCCGTAAGTGTTGATAACACAGTATTGCCAAATACTACGTTGGCATTGTTGTTGGTGGCAGAAATAGACACGTTAGCAGAAGAAACGCTACCACTTGGATTTTGAATCGTAACTCTGCGAACAATTATTCCCCCAGAATTAGCCGTTGCACCACCGTTGGTTAATCCGCCACTTAATAAAGGCAAAGTAATTACTGCATTACCGCCAGTATTTAATTGGGTTGCACGAACCACCGCAAGACGACCGTTACTAAACGAATCAAGATAAAACTGTCCAACTGAATCTGGATTAGCCATTGTTTACCCCTTAACTTACGAAGGTTTGGTTTACTGCTTGACCGCCGTTGACAGTGTACAAAGTCAATGTCTGGTTTGATACCGTTGCGTTTGCACGCACGTTATAGCCATCAGAAATAATTGTACCGCCAGAGTTCGAAGCAACATAAGTTGACCAGTTGTTGTTGTTGGTTCCGCTATTTACCTCAATAGCTACGTTTGCAGTAGTGTTGACAGGCATAATATACAAACCAGCGGGAACATACTGCGCAGTTAATGTGCCAGCGTTCATGGCAGATGCGTTGCCAATACCAATGCTAGAAATAATAACTGTTTGCGGATATGCGCCAGGAGTATTTGTATTGGTGTTTGCCAATAAAATTTTATTTAGACCGAGTGCCATGTTATACGCTCCTTATAGTGAAATTGAGTTATAACCAGTGACACGAGTCATTGATTTTGGTTTAACAGAAACTAATTCCGCAATCATTAACACTGCACCAACATAACCAATCTGCCAGTTAGGTAAAGTAGACTCAAAACCTGTAAATACAAATGATCCTTGATCATGGATGTATAAACTTAGGTAATTTGAGTTAATGAAATACATCGTTCCTTCTGGGCAATATGGGTCTGGATAAATTGGAACACCAGCAACCATCAAGGCTCTGAACGCAGCTTGCGGTCCATTGCTATCGCCATCAAACGCATGACCTGGAGTAATGACATACTGTTCTTGACCTACAAAGTCTTGAGCCAATAATGTCCATGTACCAAAACCACACACACCAAATGTTGGAACTTCTGCACCGTTTTTTACCGTACCAGAAATGTATTGCAACACGTTTTGACGAGTTGGGTTTGCATTACCAGCGTTATACACTTTAGATTTCCACCAGCCGTAAGTAGAACGGTTAATGTTTCCGTAAGTGGCTAAGTTGGTACCATCATCAATTGCGCCTGGCAAACCAATAAACTGTTGTGTATTAGTTGTGTTGGAGAACAACGCAGTTGCCATTGCATCAAGCATGACGTTGGTTGTATCGTTCATACGAGCTTCAATCAAAGGAATGATTGCATAGTCTTGTTGAACTGCACCTTCCATACCCAAGAAAGGTACAGGTGCAATCATGAGTTTAAGGTTAAATTCTGATAAGAACGCACCTTGTTGTACTGAAGGTTGTGTAAAACTACCAGAGTAGTCTGACCACTGCGCATTCACAAACGGCGCACCTTGTACTGGAACTGAGATTTGAGAAACACCACCAGACGCTTGTTGACTGTTACCAATCAAAGCAGCCATCACGGGTGTGCTATTGTATAATTGTACAACCATCTTAGGGACAAACGCACGACGAGTAACATAAGTTAATTCGTTGTATTGCGCACTACCCGAAGCTGGTACTATTCCTCCGCCTATTGGCATAATCAACTCCTAAAGTAAATATCCCCTACTTACTATTAAATGCCAATTGATCTACGGTTTTTTTGTAGATCAGCTAGCGCCGCTGCTGCTTCATTTCTTGCACCTTGAATTGGATTTTTCATAAATGATTCAAGGTTAAATTTCTTCATTACGTTTGGATTGTAACCCATAGACGCATCAGAAGTCGGTGTGGCTGCTTGCTTCATCCATCTAAAATAATCAGCAGCAGTTTCGTGATCGTTGATTTGTCTTTCCACCATTAATTTTTCAATTTCTGGTATGTCGGCTTTGGATGCTTTACCATCTTCCACTAAACGATTACGAAGTTCTTGTAAATTTTCCATTTGCTCTTTTTGCTTAAACTTGGCTTCTAACTTTTGATAACTGTCTTGCGACACCTTCAATTGTTTGGCTAAGTCATCTTTGAGAGCGAGTTCTGGAATAGTTAAGTCTGGCTTAACTTGTTTGGTCAAACGTAAAAAGTTTTCCCTAGTTTCTGGGTTGTCAGCCAATTGCTTGGCTAACATGGCTAACTCATCACGTTGTTCGAATGATAGATCTTCTAAAGACATATTTATCCCCTATTTGTTTAAATAACTTTTTTGGTGTCACCAGGTCTGGATGTGGTCATTTGATTTTTATAACCACCCTTGCTGATTCCATCTAAACCGCCAAACTGCGAAAAGCGGGGAGTGTTAACAATTTGACCATTTTTCTGATTGTTGTCAGTTGGTCTTCTTGGAGATGCTGCACCTCTTGGTTTAAAAAGTTCCATTTTATTTCCTTTACATAGGTTGTGGTGGTGGCATACCAGGAGGAGGACCGCCCGCTCCACCGCCCATTGGAGGCATTGGAGGAGGCGCACCACCAGGTGACATGCCAGGAATTAATGGTGCTTGTTGCATTGCTTTACCCTCTGGCGTAGCACCGCCCGCTTGAGGTAAATTTTGTAACATTTGCATAATTTCAGTCGGCTGCAAAGAGTTCACTTTGGATTTCTTTGCGCCCAAAATGGTAGTCAAGGTACGAATACCGTTTAATACTTTTTGTCCTTCTTCGGATTCACTACCGAGAGCTGGCAAGGCTTGTTCTAACAAATCCATTGCCATTGAAATATTGAGTAATGATGCTTCACGTTCACCCATCTTTGGTTCGGGGGTAGACATTGGTGAAGCCATTGGAGGTGAAGAAGGATCTGAAATGCCACCACCCGTTTCTGGCACAGGCGGAGTTCCCGTAGGAGTCGCTTTGTCCTTTTGGTTTTTCAACAAGCTCATCAACTGATCGGGGGGCATGCTCATAATAAATTCCTATCTAATTACAAGAAAGATTAAACCTTTCTGTAAAAATGTCAAGTAGGGGGTAATATTTCTATTCCCACCCCCAAAGGGAGGTTTAAACGGTCAAACCGTAAGATCCTTGCGGATTACTTACGACCTTTACGACCTTTTCTTCCTTTACGCATGGTAAGCTCCTGTTGCGATAGCGTCCACCAATTAGGGCTGGCAGCCAACACCCTTTTCCTTCTTACGGGAAACCCGTTTTTATCCCCTCGTGGCTCGTCCGTAATTTTTGTTCGAACCCCGATTAAAACTTTTAATACCAGTTGTTTTGTACTGTAAACTAGGCGCACTATCTCCACGTTTCAACGATTGCGTTGATACTTTTGGTTGATCAGATCTTGGTGCTACTGTGCCTTGCGCCATTATTCATCCATTTTCTGTTTAGGTGCTTCTTTACCTTTTGGTTGCGGAGGATTTAACTTCTCTTTTTCCTCACGTTGTTTCAATCGGTCTTTTAGTAATTGTTTCATTGGTGGCTCTAATAAGTCAAGTAAAGATTCTTTATCAATTGCTTGAGCTTTAAATAAATTAAATGCCAACTGTTTTAAATCTTCAGTAAAGATAGGACTATTACTGTGCGCATCCACTTTTACCACAAAATCATTGGTAAATTGTTCGGCAATAAATGGTTTTCCATCTACATCTTGAAAATAAGTGTTGTCATACTGCTTCATCATCTTTAAAAACAAAGTTGCCACTTTTTCAAGACTATCTTCTACAATTAAAGCACGTTTTTTGGCTCTTGAGCTACCCAAACGGGCTAATTGACTAGCATGCCCTTGTGAACGCACACCCGACTCGCCTTTACCCGACAATACGTTAGAAATGCCCGATACTTCGGAGAACATACTATCAATTTCGTGGATGACCTCAAATAAATCAGCGGGCATCTCTGGGGCAAGGTTATCGACCTTAGCGCCTGGCATATCAGAAGCAATATGGGTGCCTGGAAAGTTTAATGCACTAAATTTCTCATCCAAAATACCGCCCAAGCCCGAAAACACTCTTGGTGGCTTGGTTTGACGTGCCAAAATGTCTAAAATCTCTGCCATACGGGTATTGCGCAAGGTTTGTAAATTGGTTAACTTTGAAACCTCAGAAGCGCCCCAATAATAATCGTATTGTGGCACAGGGCAGATTTGCACAAACGGACATTCGCCTTTAAGGAACATGGTTTCGCCCGGTCGATCGTAAAGTAACACACCAGGACTTGCCATAGTCACAACTTGATAATCACTGGTTTCACTATTCCAAATCCATAACTCTCTCATCTCTACCATGTCTTCAGCCACTTGTGCTTTGTACCGATTGGTGCCGTAGAGTTCTAAATTGACGTTACCACTTAAAACAGGATTAGATTGAGAGGTAATAATGCGGTTGACCCCCTCTGGAATGTCGGATTCTGCTACTCGCACACCCGTTGTCACCCGTTTCATAATCGCTTCACGTTGTGGGTGGCTATACAGTCGGTCTAAGAGTTCACTACGAGTAATGTAATAGGTTTGCACCATTGCTTCTTGGCGGTCTGCATAAGGACTATCCTCACGCAACACCCCCATTGAGGAAGGTTCAATCATGTAAATCTGAATCCCCTTGCGGTACACCAGTTTGATAAAGGTACTGTTGTACACCAACGCCCATGTTAATGCAGTCGAGAACACTTGGTCGGCATTGGAGTTGAGCCATTCATCATTCAAGGCGGTGGTCAGATTAGGGGTTTTGCGATGTTCTGTTGCGGGGACAGAAGCACCTAACTGAATTGAAAACCTTGTGGTTTCACTTGAATACAAAAAAGAAGTGAGCTGATCAATGTGTGGATTGATTTTATTAAAGTACGCTGGTGGTTCTTCGGGGTTTGCGCCAAACAAATAAAACGAGCGCAGATTGGTATAGTCCCCCTTACGGGTATCTCTGGACACTAAACATTTTTGAATAATGTCCAAATAAAAATCTTCACGTTCTAAAGGGGGTTTAGGTATTTTCATTATTTAATCTTTAGGTTATCTGGGTCAGCAATATAGCTTGCCGTTTTAGGGCCCGATTTAATTCCCGCTTGGGAAGGTGCAAATGAAGTAAGTTCGGGTTCAACTCCGAGCTGCGCACCGACAGGGCGATTGAATTGACCTTTTAAAACGGATTCCATATTCATGCCCATCTTTTGTCCACCGCCTCCCCAGATGACGGAATCTCGCAACTTGGGTTCGTTGGATTCTTCTGGCGCATTTTGAACATTCGGATATTTGTTTTGATAAGCTCTGTTTTTCTCTGCCACCATTTCGTTTGCTTGGGCAAATTCTTTGTCGGAGAGTTTGTTCTTGCGTTTGAGGTATCCAGCTTGGTTCTCGCCTTCACGGGTAGACTTAATATTGGACATGTCAAAGTCAATGGCAAGTTGCTTGACCCGCTTATCGGTAGCTTTCGTTTTGCTGGTAACGTAACCAGGTGCTTGTAAAAAGACTTGATAAACTTCACTGTCACAACCTTTCATTGGACATTCTGATTTACGACTCTCAAAGTAACCGTGTTTCTCACATTTATAATCAGATAATACTGCCATTTTTCTCCCCTTTCAACTGTTCGTCAAGTGTTTGATTCGAATAATCGTTGCGATTAATGATTCCTATTTTTAATTGAATCTTGCCGTTGACTAGCTCAATCCTATTTCCTTTGCGCATCGGTGGTATTGCTTCTTTACGATATTGTACAAATTTTGATTTGTCACGGTTCATGTACACCCCAACTTCCCCATTTTTATACTCTAAATACGCTTTACTGACTCTTTTTTGCACATAAATGGTCATTGGCAAGTCTTCCGACACAAAAACTTTAAATAACTGCGCTCGACTAATCCCCGCCAACTCGCAAAACAATTCTTTGCTAATCCCTCTCTTACGATTGGCTAAAAACCGTTTCATAATATGCAGTAATTCTTTTTGCGGGATGGTTTTATACTTTTCCATCATTTGCCGTACACTCCTATGCGTTTAAGGTAATCTGACACGTTTCTACCCACCGCCAACTGTTCTGGTGTAAATTCTTCTTGCAATTTGCTGATACTACGGGTGATTTTCTGTGCAATCATGCGGGGCTGGACCTGTTCGGCAAACGCAGCAGTCGCTAAGGCAGCGGCGATGACCCGATCATCTTTGTTGCGCCCAGAAGCATAAATACCACCGTCTTGACGGGTCATGGTTTTCATTTCCTCAATGGTATCCATGTCGTAGATATTCATCATCTCTCGTTCGAAATAATCTTTCATGTACGTTAACATCCGCTCTTTGGTGGCACTTGTTGTCAACCAACCAATTGAGTTGGACACACCGCCCATTGTATCGTTGCGCCGCCAGATGTAATTTTGCATGCTGCCGTACACATCCAGCAAGTCTTTACCGAGTGCCGTACCCATGTTGGCAGCCATGCGCTTGAGATTGCGCATCTCGTTGATGACCGCTTGTCCTGGACCATTCACCTCAAGGTTTAAAGTCGAGTTCTTGTACGCACCCGCCAAGTGACAGATGACCCATGCGAATTGATAGGTGTTGAGCTCACTCGTGGCAAACGAGGCAACTTGCTCTAAGCCGTCTGCATAGCACCGAAACACTTGAATACAAAAGCGGTCTGCCCAATCACTTGAGCCGTAGGCGGGATCTGCACCAATGACGTAGTAGGCGGTGTCAATTGGTTCTTCCCACACCTTGAGAGAAGCTAACCTTTCGGTTGATTTCAACACGTTGGTGTCTTGAAAGTTGGCACCAAAACTATACCGATAATAACTTGGGTTTTTCTTGCGAAGGGCTTTGACTGCATCGGTGCAACGGGAGTTACTAAAGAACGAGGTTCCCGTCATTACAAAAGCGTAGTCTTCAGTAGGTGGAAACTCTTGATACATGAGTGATTCATCTCGAATACCTTCTGCGAGCTTCCACCGCCACCAAGCAATCTGACGAGAATTAATCTCAAACCCGTACAACTTTTTAATGTCTTTCGTCCATTCCTTTTCTTCGCCCGTTAATTTGCCATCCCAGTACACACGATAAATGTCACTGTTAGGATCAGCCATGTAAAGCTCATTGCGCCACCAGCCACAGAAGATAGCAATTTGACTGCGGGCTTTCTTGGCTTCGACATACATATCGTGAAACATGTTGAATCCACGAGCGGTACTTTCAAAGATATACAAACGCTTGGGATTGGTTTCAGCAAGAGAGGCTAAGAGTGATGCTAGACCCTCCTCATCGCCCCATGACGAGGTTTCTGTGCCGTGCAAGAACGTAATCCCTTTACCACGACCTAAAGAGCCCTTTGCCCGGAGTCCAGCCACTTGGTAAAAGATACGACTACGGTTCTTCAGAGATAAGCTATTGCGGTTATGCGTCAGAACGGGAATCTTGTATTCTTTAGGTAACCCGTCCATATACCCACCGAGTGTGCCTCGAAACATATCTCTGTTTTCTTCGGTGTCTGTAACGAGGGTGCCGTTCAAGCCGTTATGGATGTAGTGCCAATACAAGTCGAGGGCAAGAGAGATAGTGGTAATTCCTAGCTGCCGACCCTTGAGAATGACATAAAAATGAATCCCTTGTTTGAGTCCCTTGTCAATCTCATTCATCACATAGGTCTGGGTGCCAAGCAAGTTATCCATCTTGCGCAGCCCTTGTTCTTTGGTTTCAATCTTGAGTTGATTACAGAATTTGTAAAAGTTAGGTAAATCAAATCCGCTCATGTTTTTTTCTTCTGTTTGGTTCAAAATTATCTAAATTCCAATTAGCCACCATTAAACAACTCTTACGATCTTTGGCACACTTCACTAAGTCTTGCACCATCAACTCCGAATACTCTGCCTTCCAACGCTGATATAGTGCCTTCTTATCTTCTTTTGACTCACAATGCAAGACATTTAACATCTCGGTCTTGAGGATGCTACGGCTTGCTAATAACTGTTCTTCCCAAACCTTCTCAATGCCCTCTGGCTTAATGTAACCCACTACCAGACTCTAACTCTCTCAACACCCCTTGCAAGCGCACAATTTCGTTATGAGAGGCGGTAATGATCTTGGCACTCTCCGCTTGTACTCGCATCAACTCATTGAACAGTTCACTTTTCGTCATGTTCCACACCCGCGCAATGTACGCTTTCTTCAAGTCATCTGGGGCAGTACCTAAGTTTTCAAGGATAGGATCTACTCGGTTCTCCATACTCGTACTCCCTTCACATCATCATTGTGTTCTGTTCTGGCAATAAACCTACGACCTAAAATCTTCTGCATCCGATAGTTGTTATTGCAAATCCGTATCAACTCACCATTCTCTACAAAGAAAGAGTCACCAACCTCCATCTCTTTATATGGATGATTACTTCTAACCCTAGGTACTGGTATCTCTACATTCTTCTCTATCACAATATCTGACATATAAACTCCTTAATAAATATAACCAGATATAAATATACACCATATCGTTAGGCAAATACACAATATCGTTTTAGCAAAACCTATATTTTTTTTGGGGGGAACTTGGTATGGGGCACCTTCCTAACCAAAGTCAAACCCAACTCAACGAACCAGCTGCGCTACATCAATC